GCGGTGCGGCTGGACTCTACCGGCGCTATCATCTACACGCAGAGCAGCAACAGCCGTCCGGCCTACAGTGCTGCCCGTGGGTTGAGCTTGCGCACGGACGCCGGTGCGCTCATCGGCCAACTCACCGGCTACGCCTACAGCGGCGTCAGCGGCGTAGACCTGTACGCCAGAGTAGACAGTGGGCAGGTGCAGGCGGTGATGGGCGCTGACCGCTCCGACATGATCTTCGGCGGCGGGTCAGCCGGCGCGCCACGGGTCGAGGCCATTCTCGACGACGTAAACAACATTCTGCGCATGTACAGCGCCGGGGCAATCCGCCTGTACCAGAGCAATAGTGCAACGCCGGATTTCCAACTGAGCGGAGCGGCAGCAGCGTTCAACGTTAATGTATCGGCGCCGTCCGCATCCTTTGCTGGCACGCTCTCTGTATCATCTACAACTGGCTTAACTGGCACAAAGTCCAGTGTTGCCCACAATGCGGCAACGGCACTTTGTCGGCTTACCATCGGCGGCGGGAGCGCACTGGCGGCGAGCTATCTGGTGAGTCTGACAATGCAATCCGCCACAACTACGTCATCCATATCGTATACTGTGGCGCACGCTTTCAGCCAAGCAACAGTTACCGAACATGCAAAGGCGATGTTTGGGCAAAGTTCAATCGCGCTAACGGCGGCGGCAGATACAACTAACCGGTGCATTACGCTGACACTCACGCAACTTAATGGATCGGCTCAATCTGTGGCGGTCGGGGTCAGCGCGATTCCGTTGTGCGTGCATGACAACGCTCAAATTACATTAACAATGCTATAGGAGACGCATGGATCAAATTATCGAGCAGTACCAAAAGGACTTGGAGGCGGTGCAGGCGCAAATTGCGCAGTTGGAAGCAGCGCTCCAAGCGGCGCATGACGTGGCGATGCAGTTGCTTGGCGGCATCAAGGCGATGCAACACTGGAAGGAGCAATGTACGACGAAGAAGGAGCAGAGCAGCGAATCGGCGTAGAAGAGTCGGCGGCAACGCTTGAGGACAAAATACAACAATGGATCATGATCATCGTCGTTCTCCTGTTCTGGTTGCTGCCTATCGCCTATTTGTGGTGGTGTGGCTAGGCATTGCCCTGTATCTGCCCATCGCTTTTGGCGGCGGCGACGCTGGGCAACGCTTCCACACGCTGCTTAGGGATGCGCCAGGACAGCAGCGCAGCGCCATGACATGGCATCCTGCGCTGGCAGAAGCCGCACGGCGACACGCTGCTCAACTGGCGCAGGACGGCAACTGGTCACACTGCGATTTGTCGGGCAAGTGCGCCAACCAGTACGCACGAGAAGCGGGGTGCAACCACGGCTACGGCGGCGCTAACAGCGTGGAGAGCCTGGTGGCCGGCACGGATGATCCTGCCGTGGCGCTGCGGGCCTTGCTGGGCAGTGAGAAGCACGCTGATCACTTGCTGGGGCGCAATGCCTTCTTTCGTGAGCAGCGGCATGTGGGTGTGGCGCTGGTGAGCGTGCCGGGGTCACGGTTTACGCACTACTGGTCAATCATGATTGCGACGTGCCGAGAATAAAAAAAACAGGGTAGACATTGCGTCTACCCTGTTTTTTGGGCGCTCTATGCGGTCGATACTATTTCATCAAATCATCAGCTAAGTTCATCGCCGTGTAGCCGTCGCCGAAGTAATAGTCTGTCCAGCCGGCGGGTGATAATTCCAAGCCAACGCCCGATGCGGCAAGCCCATCAAAGGCAAGTCTCCACTGTTCACTGGTCGGCAAGTCGTACCATGCGTCATAGTCTGGTTCACCATCTTCGTCAGTCGGTGGCGTCCACGCTGATACATATTTGTTAGGAAAACCGTCGCACACGCTGTAACTCAGAACAACAGGGGCAGCGCTATCTGACTCTAACAGTTCAATAACGCTATCCCATCCCATGCCGGAACGATAGAAGCAGCTTGCTACCCCTTGCCGCACAATCCCGGCTAGCCATTTACGATTTTGCCCACTTGCCCAACAGTGAATCTCGCACTGTCCATGAATACGAGCAGCCAACCTTACAGTATCATTGCCCAACGAAAGGGCTGTATTCAGTGACAAAACAAACGGATCAATTTGTCTTTCGCCAAGGGTCAGCCTCTCTGTGCCAACGGAGAAGGCGATTCGAGCCGATTCGGCAAAATTAGATGAGTGATGCACGTAATGCCCAGATGGGAAGATGCACGCCAGCGGCGGGCTGGGCAATTCGGCGTAGGGCTTGAGAATGAACCACGCCAGATTGCTGCAGAAGACGCCAAAGTGGGCGCGCTCGTTACCTCGAACTTCTGCGGTGCTGGTTGGCGTGTGAAAGTAAATTCTACTCATCGAAATGGGGGCTTGGGGGATGAGATACCCCTGCCTTTAGGCATGGGGAGGGATAATCCCCCAAAATGCCCCACTCTCCTTTCTGTTACATGTTTAGATTACACTGACCTTTTCTCCTAACCATGCGCCAGTCTATCCACCCAGCGCCGTGGACGCTGCTCCCCGTCTGCCCAGATGCAGCGCTTGCCGGCCTTGCGCAGCGCTGTCACCACTTCGGGGCGTTCGCTACCCTTGATGTGGGCGAAGTTGGCGGCAACCACGGCGCTAGGGTAGGCTTTGATCAAGGCGTCGATGTCCCGGTCGAAGGTGTACCAGCCGCTTGGCACCTTCACGAACACGACAGCGCCGGGGTTGCGCTCTTTGGCGATGGCGTAGATGCGTTTACTGTTCAATGATCTCTCCCTCTATGTAGCAAATTGCTAATTCCAGACTCCTCAGGCTGTCTGCAACCATCAGCGCATACATGGCGCTGGCGATGTTGCCGGAAAAGGCGGACGCAATAACATAAGGGCCGGGCGCATTGTCAGGCCAGGGGGCAAAGCGATAATCGAACACCGCATGATGGCGCTTTGTACGCTCAATCTCAAATTTGATATGCTGGCGCGCCTTTTGCAGATCATCGCTTGCCTTGCTGCCCTGCTTGCGTCCACAGCGCCATAGGTACGACAGCGCCGTTGCGATGTGGTAGGGATAGTTTTCGATAACGTGGCGGGCTTCCAGTCCCGGTATGATGGGGTGTAGGTAATGTGATGGCTTGTTGATTAAGTCCATTCCTCGCCTCCGCTTGCAGCGATCCATTCGTTACGATTGTTGTCAATATCCACGATCTCTCCTTTCACCTCAATACCATGCGCCCGGTGCGCTGGTACGTGTCTTCACACACTAGCAGGCCACTCCTGCTTAGGAGCGCCTGCATTCGTTCCGTCGTGGGCGGCTGGCGATAGTCAAAGCCCTGCACGGCTCTGGCTTGCCGCACTTCTTTTTGCTCATAAGCGTGCTGCGTCACCTCTGACTTTGTAGCGACGTACAGGCCAGTTTCGTGGAAGATGAAGGCGTTCCAGCCGTCAGCGTTGAGCGCATAGCCGTGCATCTTTAGCATTGTGCGGTGCATCGGCCATCCAGCGGGGCGAATGTCGTCGTATAGGTTACAACCAATGACTAGGCCGTTGCCGTAGTATTGATCGGATAGGTCTAGCACCATTTCAATGAAGTCATCCAGGGGCGGCGTGACGGCGGGCGCTGCGGTTGCTTTGGGGCCGGAAGTGGATACGCCTAATCCCACCTTGCTTTGCACGGCTGACCAAGCACCCAGCCAGTCAATGAGGCTTTTGGCGTGTGGTAGCTCACGGCTACGGTGCATCTCCCACTCCCGGCTTGACACTGGCGTTGGCTTGCCTCGTAGCTTGCGGCTGATGTTCTCCATCTCTGCCTTGATGCTCTGCCAGAAGGCGGGGCATTCTTGGCGGTGGTAGCCAAACGCATATTTGCCACTGGGGCCAAACTCCATTCCACATGCACACTTCATACTGCTCATATCCAACCTCGCTCTATTGCGTCCCGGCGCTCCCTGTGGCCGTTCCAGGGCCATTCGTAATCCAGGGTCAGCGCCAACTCATCACCCCAGCCGGGGCCGGGGGCCGTAGGCGGCAAGCGTCGCCGGTCAATGGCGATGATGCGGGCAGTGGTACGGTCGATCACGTCGCCGCCTACGGTGTCAGTCATAAATTCACGCCAGCCGGTTGCGTCTGTGGTGTAGTCGAGGTGGAGCAGCAATGTTTTGGCGGTCGGCCAGTGGCGGTCACGATAAGCGTCATAGGTGGCTCTGGCTGGCAGCCAAAGCCCATCGTACAAAATGTAAGAAATACCAAGAATGAGTGCGTTGAAATCTGCGGCGCTTGGCATGTAAATGTCAGCGCTCATTGCCTCCTCTCTACGCCGTGATGGCGTTGGCTGTTACACTGTGCGGCTGCGTCTCCCAGGCTGCCAACGCTGCGTCCGCCGTGGGGAAGATGCGATCTCCTTGCAGCGCTGCGTCGGCAATGCCGGGGCCGAACTGATATTTGTTCACGAAGACTGTCTGGCCGGACGTGTTGAAAAGCTTTAACTGATAGCCGAGCTTTTCGCCGGTGACGTTCTTCATCGCCGCCACAGGCTTGATTGCGAATGTTTCGTTAAGTTGGATCATGTTATGCCGCCTCATCTAACTCAAACAGGGTGAGCGCATTGCGCTCTGCCAACGCCATGTCTAAATTCTTCACCAGTTGCTTATAGTAGCTGGCCTTGAGTTCACTCAGCACAGCCTTGCGGCGATGCTTGAGCGCTACATAGCCGGTAGAGCCGATCCCGCCAAAGGGATCATGCACGATCTCGCCGGGGTTGGTGTGGAGGAGAACAAGCCGCTCAATCACCGGCAATTGCAGAGCGCAAAGATGCTTTTCGTCCTGCACGTCCTTGGCGGTGATGGTGGACAGCGTGTCAGTTTCTTGGATGCCGTATCCCTTTGGGCAGGGAATGCCGCTTTTTGCGCCGTTGTTGGACGTGCCAGGAAGATAGTCCTGGCCGTACCAGACAGGGCGCGCCCACAAGATCCACTGCTCCGGGGTGATCCATCCCTTCGCTTCGGGGTACTTCTTGGATGCGCCGCCAGCCTTGACCGGGACGGGGTTTTCCCCTGGCTTGCGGAAGTGCAGCACGAAGTCACTCAGGGCGCTGTGCATCTGGGCGCTGTCGCTGACAAGGCTCTTGAACGCCAGGCCAACGTCACGGGTGCGAATTGATTTCACCTGCGCGTTCTTGTCTATAGTGATCTCACCATAGAAGTTGAATCCGCACTCTTCGGCCATCTTGATGGCCGGGCCTCTCAAGTCCTTGATGCCGATGTAGCCATCACGCAACTTCTGCGCAACGCCTTGGGTGAGATGAACGAACACGCTGCGACCGGGAACCATGCAGCGAAATAGCTCTTCCATCATGTAGCGACACTGTTCCAGCATCTCGGCAATGCTAGTCACGTTGCCCATATCGTACTTGCTGTTTGAATACGTGTACATCAGGGGAAACGGAGGAGAAAAGATACTGCAATGGATAGAGTTATCCGGTAAGCCTCTGAGAACGTGTACGCAATCGCCGTGATAGGCTGCATAGCTGTCGGTGATCTTCTGGTCAATAACTTTGGATGGATACTTATTTAGACTTTCCTGCGCCCACTTGCTTTGGGCGGCGAATCTTTGTTGCTTTAGAATTTCTTCTTCGGTCAACGGGTTGGCTTCATCCCATTGCCGTAGTGCTTCTTGTAGCGCTTTGCCTTCCGGTGTCAACTGAATTTCTCTCATGACTTACTCTCCATAAATGCGGACAGTCCACTTGGTTGCGTCTGGGTACAAATAGCACGGATGGCCGCAATACTTTGCTTTCAACTCTGCGATCAGCGCCGTTCCCTGCGCTATGGCTTGCTCTGCGTTGTCGGCGTACTGCTTATCAGACTGTGGACGCTCATCGTAGGCAACACACCAGCCGACATAATCACCGCCGACGATAACGCCGTTGACATCATCATAGCCGTCACGGATCATGCTACACTCTCCAACCAACGAGGGCACTCTTGCAACACATCACCAACCGCAGCGCCGATTGTCACCTCTGGCGCTTCTGCCCACTGAAAAGGAACGCTGTCAAAGTCAATCCACGGCGGCGCATGAATCGGGGCGCTTGACGTTGGCGCCAACCACGACGGCGCTTGCAATGGCATGTTGGCGGGTAGATCCATTTCGTCACGCTTGCTTGCGCCTAAATCCATGTGAACGGCCATGTGCTTAATGAGTTCGTCGTACATGGCGTCTTGCTCCCGCTCCTTGCGCTTGATGTTCTGCACAACAGCGCCGTCAGCGGTAGAGACGACAACCCAAATGTTAACCGTGTGTTGTTGCCCGAAACGATCCTGGCGCTTGCTGGCCTGGAAATACTGCTCAAACGAGTTGCCCAGGCCGCAAAAAACCATGTTCCAAGACTGTTGGAAGTTCAGGCCAAAGCCCCACATTGACGCTTTGCTGACAACTACCCGATACTTGCCTGACTTAAAGCCAACCATAGCGTCAATCTTGTGCGCTTCGCTGTCGCTGCCTGTTACCTCCACAGCATCGGGGATGGCCTTAGCGAGTGCGGCGCTTTCGTCGTTGAGTTCGCACCACACTAGCCACTGTTCGTTGTTGGCATTGACTAAATCAGCCGTGGCTTTCACTCGCTGCTCTAACGTGGCATTGCGTGCCTTGCGCTGCTCGTTGAGTCCCAGCGCTTCAACCTGCACCAACATGCCGGTATCGAGCGGATCAGCAATGTCGATGGTGATTTGTTGCCAGTTGACGGGCGGGCGGATAAAGCCTTCGTCGCTGTAACCAAGATCAGACGGCTTGCGGATTGCCACTGCCCAGGATGCCAACCACTTATAGTAATGATCTACCGCATTCATCTTCAGCCGATACTGATTGGATGTATTGCCGTCCTGAATAAAAAATAGTGCCAGCGCTTCTTTTTCACGCATTATGCCTAGCACTTCAGCGTGATACAGAATCTCCTGCTGATTGTTTGGCGCTGGGGTAGCGCTACCAGCAAGGCGAAAGGGGATGGTAGAAGCGAAATCATTGATCGCCTTCGCTGTTGCGCCAAATGAAGCAGCCTTGAGTATGCTCGATTCGTCTAGGATAATTCCGCCGAAGTCTTCTGGCGAGAAGTGGTGCAGACGCTCATAGTTAGCTACGTTGATGCCGCTGCGCACGTCGGCACGAGTCTTGCAGATGTTGATGTCATAGCCGAAGTCTGGGCCTTCCATCGCCATTTGTTCGGCCACAGACAGCGGCGCAAAGAGGATCGTCGGCATATCGGTGTGGGCGCAAACGTGGCGGGCAAATTCCCATTCCTGGATCGACTTGCCCAGGCCGGGATACTCGAATAGTGCCGCACGGCCACGGCGCAATGCCCAGCGCACGATGTCAGCCTGATAGGGGAATAGCTGCGGGTTCAGTGCGCCAACTTCAAAGCCAACGGGTTTAGCTTCGATGATTTTGTTGGCGACATAATCGTCGTAAGAGAGTGTCATAGGGCGCATTCCGTTTCGATGATCTCAATACGAATGATTCGTACCTCCGCCATTTTAAAGAAGTGGCGAGCCATAGATTTCGCACGATCTAGTGATTCATGCTCCTGAAAATTGCGCTGCCATCCCTTGCGCTCATTGAACTTTGCCTCAACACAGTAATAAATTTTCGTCTTGCTCATAATGCCTTTTCCTTCGTGGGGCATTGCTCATTACAATGCCCCTGCACCGGCTAATACAAAAACGGCGTCAGGCTCTCGCTATACCCCGGCTCATCCGACAGCTTTGCAATAACGGCTGTCGATTCTAGCCTTTCGATCTGCGGCATTTCGCTGAGTGCGAAAGAAAGCGCATTGCCTAGCGGCATGTATTCCGCCGTTGATCTGCGCTGGCGCTTGCTCTCCGCTTCGTCGGCCATTGCGCTGAGAAAAGCCGCTTCGCCGGCGTAATTCCAGCCGTCCCGCTTTGTCTGCGGCCAGTCCTGTTGCGGCAATTCGCCACGCTTGAATGCCGCCTGCCCCGCATAGAACTGTGAAGGCCAGTGGTTGCAATGGCCGGGATTCTGTGCTAACATAATGACTGTTCCTTTCTTCTCCCAACGGCGCTAGGCAGTGTTCACAGCACTGCCTAGCGCTACTTTTTTTACTCGCCCAGGCGGCGCAGGATCGCCTTAGTCCACTTCTCGACATTCGCATCAGTTGCGCCGATGAAAGACCACCAGTTGTAACCGGCACTCTCAATAGCGCTGGCGGATAAGATTCGCTCATCACCGAAATACACGCCATCGCTATAACCACCAGCCACCACATAGTATTTCATAATCATTTCCCCTTTCGTCTATTTTCCGGCTCATTTGCCGGTTAATCATAGTTTAGCACGGTTTTTTATGATTGTCAATCATTAATTTGACCAATAATCATAGAAAAACGGGCAGAAACAGCGTCAGACCTTACGAAATTGCGCAACTTATATCCCAGCCCTAAAGGGACTGGGGTTTACGGGCTATCCGTCTAAGCCGCTGTCACTTCCACCTCTACCCGCGGGTTGCGCTTGTCGTCGTAGCGTTCGGCTACAATGCGCACGATCTGGCTGTCGTCGGTGTAGGCGATACCGTTCAGACTGTCCAGGCTCACCTTGAGCGAGTTGTCAAGGTCGCCACGTTTGGCCGGGCGATACACTCGCACAGTGACAGCGATGTCACCGTCCAACTTTTCAACGCCAGCGGCCTTTGCTATCCAGGCCACTTGCTCTTTGTACGCCTTCGCTTCGGCGCTGACAACCGTGCGCCCACGGAAGGTTCGCCAGTAGCGGTTGGCGCTTACCGGCATCGGTAAAATTATCGTCATGCTTGTTTCCCTTTCACCCTCTCACAATCGGAAAGAAAACGCAGTTCAGCGCAGGGCAGCCATGAATAGGCGTGCTATACGTACAGGCCAGCGTACCGTTGTGCTGTACGAAGATAAAGCGCATCATTTTACAGATCCTCCTCGCTCTAGTAATTCACCTTGATTCACTCAATCATGCTCATAAGGCGATGGCCTATAAACTCAGTGTAGGCGGGCGGGATGGCGTTGCTTAACTCCTGTTGTGTCATCCAGGGTATATCCATTGCCCATCGTATTTCGTCAACTGGCTGCCGTGGCCTATGCGTTTTACGGTTGCTCTTTTTCCCGTCACCGCCACCGGTGCAAAGAACCGGTGTTTGCACCATGCGCACGCTTCCATCTATCACGGCTTGCACTGGCCCACGGCGATGATTGCACGGCGGCAACAGGATCAACAGGGACGGGGAAAGCTCGAAGTAGCGATGACGATAGAAATGCAAACCGAACATAGAGCCACAAAGCAAGAACGGATTTATTAACGCATGGCGGGCGTTTTCCACGTTTTCAATGACATACGGTTTTCCGATGTCCTGTAATGCTTCTCTTGTTGGCGCAATCAGATCGGGATGATTCGCCCGATGCGCCATCGGCGTTGCTTCGCTGTATGCCTGACAAGGTGGGCTTGCGCTGATAGCATCAAACTTGTGGCCGTTGGCGGTGACATATTCCAAAGCATCAGCCTGCACGAACTCATCACCGCAGTAACGGGGCTGTGGGTCAATGTCCACACCGACGACGTGAAAGCCTGCAAGCTGATAGCCCTTCGTGCATCCACCAGCCTTGCAGAACAGATCAAGCAATCTTGGTTTATTCACGATCCCTCTGCCTTCCTCACCCCGCCCCAAATGGGCAACGTCTTGTCACGATACTGATTCAGCAAGTAGGCCGCCGCCGCCATCACCACATCGGCGTTAGGGCCATCCACGTACACATCGCAGCCAACCCAAGCGCCGTTGATGATGGTGTAGAGCGCTGCCAGCACATCAGCGTCGCCGGTGTCATCCTGCATCTTCGGCCACAGCCATTGCTTGTACGCCTTGCTGTCTGCCGCACGGTGGTAGAGCGGCGTCCACGGCTTGATGGCGTAGTGGTAGTGGCCTTCTTCTGGTTTGCCGCCTGCAATAATCTTGCCCATTTCACGTTTGGCGCTCATGCCGGTGATGTACCATTTGTCATCGGCGGGCAACGTGTGCAGCGTCCATCCTAGCGCCACACAGCGCCCCTGTAGCACGTTCAGGGTGTCACTGCGGACGATTGCGCCCACAAAGTGCGTCAGGTCGCTTGTAGCGGGTTCTGGTGACAATGCAGCGTCGTGCTGCTGCGTTGCGGCGTCGATAAGCGCTTGCGTCTCTCGGCGCTCCACTTCGTCAATGATGGCTTGCTTGAGCGGGCGCATCCCCCACAGCAGCGCCCTCGCTTCCGGCGATGTTGCGCCGGATGGGTAGATCATGCCGTCACGGACGGTGAGCGTTACGCCAAGCGCCTGCGCTTTGGCAATGGCTTCTTTTGCGTTCATCATGCGGCTACTTCCTTCCGTTTGCGCTTCTTCGCTGCCACCATTTGCTTTTTCTTTTCAGCGTTCTTGTGGGCGTTCTTTGCGCCAGTGAGCCAGATTGCCAACGCTGGGTCTTCCGCCTGAGGCACAGAAACCGGCCTATTTTGCGTTGTAGGCTGTGTTGTGGTGTCGTAGGTCGAAAAATCGTTTTCCGTCGTTCTGGGCGCTTCTACGTGCTTGTGGGTCGGCGGCGTGTAACCTTTCGCCTTAATCGCCGCTATCCCGTTGGCGTGCAGGCTCATCAGTTCGGCAATGTGCTGGCCTAATGCGCCCTTGCGGTGTGCGCTGGGTAGCAGATCATCCAGCATCCTGCGCAGCGCTTCGTGGTAGGCGACTACGACCGCCGGTTCCACGGTCATACTGTCGAAGATGGCTTTGAGCGTCGGCAGGTGCAGCACAGAGACAGCCCAAGCGCCGCCAACGTACTCAGCGCCGGGGAGCGCCTTCACCGCCTCCTTATGCGCCAGGTCATAGCCCTGCATGGTCACGGCGCAATGACGGCCATGCAGGGTGATGGTGGCGTGGGTCATGGTTGCACCGCATGGCTCGCCGCACGCTTGGCATAGCTCAGGTTGCCTAGAGGACTAACAACACGTAATTCGGCATGGGCAATGCCGCACCCAATCTTCTGTTCAGCGCTTGGGTGCATCTTGAACAAATCGAATAGAAACGGCGCATCGAACATGTTCACCATGTCGCCGTCCTTGTATGACCATAAGATAGACCGCACACGATCCTGTAGCGCCTTCTTGGTGGCGAACGTCTCGCCATTAACGACAAATGTTTTTCTGCTGCCCATCGTCCCAAACCCTTTCTTGTGTCCACAAAAATCACTT